CAACATCAATATATGCAACCATTAATTTAGGCATAATATTAATAGTTTCAGAATCACTTAAACGTTTTTTAAGTTGTTTACATGGCCCGCACCATTGTGCACCAAAATAAAGTAAAATAACATTACCTGATTGATTATTTTCAATAATAAAACTATCTAACTGTTCAATATTAAATATATTTTCCATTATTTAATATTAAAATTAATTTTTAAATATCTATTTAAAAATTAATTTTATCTTATAATATTTAGTCAGATAGAACAGAACTATCAGTGTACAAAGGAGATAATTCTGTTGCAGTTGTTGACGCTAGATTAAAATCTGAATCACTTAATGTTTTATTTTTCTTTAATTTATTTGGTTTTTCATCAGACTTAGCTGTTTGAGATAAGTCAGTTGTAGTTGATGACTCTAGATTAAAATCTGAATCACTTAATGTTTTATTTTTCTTTAATTTAGCTGTGTGAGATAACTCTTCATCAGATTCAACTGTTTGAGATAACTCTTCATCAGATTTAACTGTTTGAGATAACTCTTCATCAGCTTCATCAGCTTCAACTTTTTGAAATACCTCTTCATCAGTTTCAGTTTCAGTTTCAGCTTTTTGAGATAATTCTTCATCTGTTCCAGCAGTTTGATTTAATAAATTAGATAATTTATTAATACTATTATAATTAAAACCCCCTTTTAAATTATAACCATATGTTTCCAACATAGATGGAGTTACAGATAAATTATCTAAATCTAAAAAATCTCTTTTACTTTTAGACCCTCCTTTTAAATTATATCCATATGTTTCTAACATAGATGGAGTTACAGATAAATTATCTAACTCTAATATATCATTTTTGTTTAATGCACCTCCTTTTAAATTAGTAGATACTTTTTTAGTATTAAATTCGGGCATACTTGGTGTATCTGATAACCTATTTAATTCTAATATATCATCTCCTATTTTAGTACCACCTGTTAAATTATTTGATTTTAAATAATTATTATTATTTTTAAGAGTTAAATATTTAGTTTTATATTTTTTATATTTTTGTTCATACGACATTATATATAATTTAATTAGATTTTAATTATTTAAATTATAAATATTGATTTTTTTATATATTATGTATTAAATGTATATTTATAATGTTTGAAGATGATGAAATAATAAATTATGAAAATACAACTGAACAAATAAATAAAATAATTGAAAATAGAATAATAACACCAATAGAATTAGAAGACTTAAAATTAAATCAAGAAATTTTAATTACTTTTATTCCTTATAGTCAAAAATATATTTATAAATTAATTCCAAAATTTGGAAAATTAAAAAAAATTCCTAAAAATAAAAATATTTTTAAATATAAAATTATTGATTATAATAATAAAGAAGAATGTTTGTTTCATTCAAATGTTTCATATTACGGTGATTCATTAGGTTATGAATTTATAATTAATTTAATTGAATAAAATTATTTAATTTCAGATTTTATTCTTAACAAAATCTTATTTAATTTAATGAGAACTATATTAGAAAATTCTAATAATTCTACTATTCTAAATGAAATAAAACCTGATATGAAATGTGCCCCTAGTAAAAAATATATAGATAGTTCATGTTTTTCAATTGATTCATTGAAAACTATAGCAAAAAGTTATAATAAAAGAAATACTAAAAAAATTAATATAAATCAACCAAAAGAAAAATTAGTTGGTGAGTTAGAATCAAAACTCTCAAATAAATGTTCTGAACAAACATGTTGGTTAAGATTAGATTTTGTTAAAGAGTTAGATAATGAAGATATTTTAGAAAATACATTTAGACCAAAAGGACCTTCAAAAAAATATGAGTGGTTAAGCACTACTCATATTAATGATGTTGTAGGGCAATATCAACAAGTTTATAATGAATTTTTATTTTTAGGAGCAGTACCGTATGATTTTGATGATTTACCATTTTTAGGTATATCAAATTTAAATTTTAATGAATTTGAAAAAGATAATAAATATAAATTAGGTATCGTAATTAATTTAGATGAACATAATAAAGATGGTTCTCATTGGGTAGCATTATATACAAACTTAAAAAATAATCAGATATATTTTTTTGATTCATTAGGAAAAAAACCACAAAAAAGAATTCGTAAATTTATTAATAGAATAACCAAATATTTATATTTTAAAAAATATAATGATATATTACCTATTAATGATATTATTGGTAAAATTAAAAGTATTAAAACTAGTGCACCAAATGATATTAATAATATCGTAAAATCAGATAAATATCTTGGAAATTTATTAAAAGATGGATTTGATATTAGATATAATGATATTCAACATCAGTTTGAAAATTCAGAATGCGGGGTGTATTCACTTAATTTTATAGTTAGATTAGTAGAAGGTGAATCATTTGACTCAATTATTAATAATATAACTAATGATAAAATAATGAATTCAAATCGTAAAATTTATTTTAGAAATGTTAACTAAGTTACTTTAACTTTTAACTATGTTACTCTAATTTTTCAATTATAAAACTTAAATTATGAGTTAAATCATGAAAATTATATTCATTTCCTCTTGAATTCTTAAATAATATATCTAACTGACTTAAATCAAATGGTTTTTCAAATTTAAATTGACTTATTGAGTGTCCATTAAAATATAATAAACCAAACGGAACTTCTTCTGATAAATTTGTTAAATATAAATATACTTTATCATCAATTCTTAAATCCCATATTTTATCAGCTATATGACTATTTTTATTTTGGGTTTCATTAATAAATCCTAAATTCCATTTTGTTAATAAATTTGGAACTATTGTAATATTATCTGTATCATTATTAGAAGAAATTACTACTTTTTGTTGCATATTAACATAAATTTTAATATTAGAATTTGTTTTATTGATTTCTTCATTCAAATAATGAATTAAATCATCAATCTCATATTTACCAGTTGGTATTTTAACTTGAATATCATTATCATTTACATTAATATGTAATAAATTATTATTGTTTTCTTCAATATTAAACTTTGGTTTTGGTAATGAATAAGATAATAATTTTATACCTGTAACATTAGAAATATTATCCATTGACCAGCTATAGTTTGATTTATTTTCAATATTTGAAACTTCTATTTGAATTTGTCTTGTATGAAATAAATAATCATAATTATCTATTAATTGTTTTATTTCAGTTTTCTTTTTTAGTAATTCCATTTCTTGTAAGTTTATATTATTTATTTTTGATTCCATTTCATTATTTTTAATATTTAATGATTCAAATTCATTAGCAATTTGTTTTTTAATTTCCATTATTTTATCTAATTCTACATTTGTTTGTTGATGATTTAATTTTTCAATACTTTCTTTTAATTCCCTATTTTCTTTATTTAATTTATCTATTATAATTTTAAATTGACGAGTGTCATCTTTAATTTCAATATTTGATAATTTCATAGAATTTTTTAAATTAGAAAATTTATCAATATTTGGTTCTTCTTGTGATTGTCTCATTAATTCATTTCTATTTTGTTCTTCTTGTGATTGTCTCATTAATTCATTTCTATTTTGTTCTTCTTGTGATTGTCTAATTAACTCATTTCTATTTTGTTCTTCTTGTGATTGTCTCATTGACTCATTTCTATTTTGTTCTTCTTGTGATTGTCTCATTGACTGATTTCTATTTTGTTTTTCATATGGTTGTCTTTTTTGTTCTTCATATGATTGTCTTAGTGAATTATTTCTTTTCATATCTTCAGGTGGTTGTCTTTTTTGTTCTTCATTTAATTTACGAGATTGATTATTAGTAAATGCTCTAGAAGTATCTGGATGTAAAATAGTATTATCATTTATATCAGATTGTGGAAAAGTTTCACTAGTAAAACTTATATTTTTTTGTAGACTTACTGGTTTTAAACTACTTCTATCTGATTGTAATCTTTTTAATCTATCTTCAAAATTAGTTGTATCTTCAATAATTTCAGTTTCAATTAATGGTTTATCAATATTATCTAAACTATATAAATCTGCACTAATATCATTCGCTAATCCTTGGAAGCCTTGATTAAAATGGCTAGAGTCAGCATTTTTAAAATCTGGTTTATCTCCTTTCATTAAAGGAATGTTATTCTGATTTGATAAATTATTTCTAGTAAGGTTATCTCTATCAGGATTTGATTTTTTAGATTTTAAAAAGTCTGGAGTAAGAGGTCTTTTATTTCTATTATTGACTTCTGTTTGTCTCATTTGTTGAATTTCTTCCATTTTACCATTAATATCATTTACTCTACCGGATGAATAATTATTAAAATAATTATCATTATCATTTTCAATATTTTCAACAATAGGTTTAAATGCTTGATCAAGACTAGATTCATAATTATTCAAATTTGAATTAAATCCACTAAAAGGATCATTTATTTTTTTTTGTTCATTTCTTTTTTGTTCTAGATTAGTAACAACTTGATTTAAATTAGAAGGATTATATATTTTTGTATTTTCAGGTCTGTCAATAAATTTATTTCCAGAATTTGGATTTGAATGAAAGTCTCTTTCATATTTAAGTTCAGATGTTAATTGTACATGATCTGATAAAAAGTTTTGTTGTTTAACTTCTAATAATGACTGTTTAATTGAATGTTCTTTGAATTGATCATAAATTGATTTAAAATTAGTATTATTTATTTTATTTAAATCAATAGATCTATAAATAGCCTTCATATTTTTAACTAGAATTTTAATAACTTGTTGTTTACCATCTCTATTTAAATTATGTAATTTTGGTTGTTGTAATAAAAATTTATTCAAATTAGAAATAGTATCTTTTGAAAAAAACATGGTTTGTATTTGTTCTAATCTATTTGGTGATTCTGCATTTTTTTTAGGTGAAAGTTGTTCTGTCATTATTTATAAATTAAGGTTTTTTTTAATTAAAAAAATTACTATGCGCGTTTAATAATTATTCATTCGTAGTAATAATCATTGTTTCACCATCAAAATTTTTAATTTTATCCCAAGATGGATAATATATATCTAATTGAGAATATTGATCTTGTTTAAGAATTCCATGAATAATAAGTGCCATTTTAGCAGCATTTTGTTCTCCTTCTTTTTTTGAAGTTCCTATACCAAAACTAATACATCGTTTTTCAATTGGACAATCAGATTCAATATCATGACGTTCTACACCCATAATATATTTACGTTTATGAGGAGGTCCCTCAAAATGAATAGTTACATATTGTGGAAATTTCCATTTATTTTGATGATGTATTCTTAATAGTTGATCTTTATAATTATTATCACAATATAATTTCTCTGAATAATCAATTAAAGTTTCCAGTAAATTTACTATCAAAAACATACAAGGCTCAAAACCATTTGATAAAAATAAAGCTCCAATAAAAGATTCAAACACATCTTCATGAATTTTTTCTAAACTTCTTCCATTCATTAATTCTATTTGTTTACTTATTATAAAAAATCTATTTAATCCTATTTCTTTTGACATAATTGCCAAATTCTTTTTATCTTCTATTTTAGTTTGTAATCGTGTCATAAATCCTTCATCTTGTTTTGGATAACGATGAAATAAATACATTGAAACTATTAATTTTAGTACACGATCTCCAAAAAATTCTAATCTTTCATAGCTTACGTCCATTAATTCAAGTAATCCAGATGTGTCTTCTAATTCTCTTTTTGCATCTTCTAATATATGTTGTGGATATATATCTTTTTTACAATATGATTTATGTGTAAATGCCTGTCTAAAATATTCAATATGATTTATTTCATTTATAGTCACACCACAACGACTTAATATTTCAATAATATCTGAATCTTTTACTAATATATTATTTAGATTATAGGGTATATGAATTATTTCATCATCTCCTTCTAAATTTTTTATTATAAAACCATCAGTTATATAATTAGTCTTTACTTTATTTGATTCCATTTATAATAAATTATAATATTCCTATAAATAATAATTCAATTTTTTTAATAAATTATATGACTTATTTTTTAATTTGTGTTACAATATAAATTTAGTATTTTAAATAAAGTTATATTGACAAAGATAAAGATTTATATAATAAATAAATAATAATCAAAGTATATAATAATATTATCAATAGATTAAAAGTATTTTTATAATAAAATGTTAATACTTATAAAAATAGATTAAAAGTAATTTTTATAAGATTAAATGAAAAATAAAAAAGTAAAATATTTATAAGATATAGTAATAAAAATAATCCATAAACAATATGTTATACTTTTTAGTTTTATAAATACAACATATTGTTTATTGTAATGTAAAATATATGTTTTTAATTGATATCACAATATATCTTGGGCATCATGATGCCCCTTTGGTGATCATCAAAAAATATAAATTTTATAAAAAATCAAAAATAATTAGTGTATAAAAATTTATAATCAAAATCATATTTTAAACACATTTTTAATATATGTATTGTCATAAAATATTGCATTTTATTTTTAATGGTCTTAAAAAAACAATATGTATAAAATCTAACATATAGATTCAATTAATCAGATAAAAAAATAAATGTAAAATAAAAAATAATTATATAAAAAATCTAAAAATAATTAATTTTTATTTTACATTTATTTACTTAAACCTAATATAGTGGGATAGTAACAGCTGTCTTAAAACTGTATATTTCTTTATAAATAGTTTTATAAAGAAATATTTATTTATTTTTATATTTTCTTAATCCATTTAATTTTGCACTAAAAACATTTATTATACTTACTAGATCTTTTGTTAATTCTTCTTCTGGACTATCATCTATATTATTTACAATTGTTATTCTCCCATTAGATGATTCTTTTATTATCATTTCTATTAACTCAAACCCAAAACGTGCTAGTCTGTTAAAATTACATTTAATTATCATCCTGAATTTATTGAAGAAAATATGATATTTTTCTTTAGAGATGGTACTACTAAGGGTGTAGGTGAAAGTATTAAAAATAACAGATAATTTAGATATAAATAAATAGTTATTCTTGTGACTTGGAAAATATGTCTTGAACAATATCTTTATAAGTCATCATTCTCATTTTACAACAATAACGTCTGAGATTAAGACTCAAAAGTAATTTACTTAATTCGGTATCTCTTTCTTCAGGTGAAAAATCTGGATTAGAACATATTTTATGTTTACCTAATTCATATTCAAGTGTTTTCTGACCTAAAAAATATCCACATGTGGGGCAAGTAATATATAACATTAAATATAAAGTATATAATGTTATATATTTTTAATTCAATTTTTTTAAATAAAATAATTTTCTAATATATAAAAATGAATAAAAATAAAGATGAAAATATTGTAAATAAAATAACTAACTATCAAACTACAAATAAATCTGATAGAAATATTAATAAACAATTTGATTTAAAACAATTTAATTATGAATTTGAAGAAAGTGAAGCTAATATTAATAAAACTAGAAAAGCTAATAGTACTGATGATTTAAATAAAAATGATGAAATTTTAGAAAATGTATTACCGCATAAAAAACCAATTCAATATATTATAATTAATATAAGAGAAATGTTTTATATTGTATTAGAAATGTTAGTTGATAAAAAAAATCCATTACCATATCTATTTTCAACACCAGATAGACAATTTTCATTAGCAATATTTTTAATTGTAATAGGTGGTTTACTGCTTTTATTTAGTAATATAATGATATCCTCTTGAGATAATACTAAAAATTAACTATATAAAAATAATATAATATAATTATATAAAATAATTATATAGAATGAAAATTTATATTTTAAGACATGAAGATAGAACACAAGATTGTTCTTTTTTTGCACCATTAACAAAAAAGGGTCTAGAAAATTCAATTAATTTGATTAATATTTTAGAAAAAGAAAATATTAATAAAATATATTGTTCTCCATTTATAAGAACACTACAAACAATTTATCCATATTCAAAACAACATAAAATGAAAATTAATATTGAATATGGATTAAGTGAACTACATCATCAAGATATTATTTCTAAAAAAGCAGTAGGTATTAGTTTACCAGAATATTTAGCAAAAGATTTTAATTATAATCCAAATTATAAAACTATAATTAAATCATATGAAATTGTATATCCAGAGAAAGAAAATGATATTATTAAAAGAGTAAAACAAGTATTAAAACAAATAATTAAAGAAAATATTAATACACAAAATAATATAGTATTAGTAACTCATCAAGCTTTTTGTATAAATACTTTAAAAATAGTAAATGATCATAGTTCAAAAATTAAAAAAACTCTTGATGAAAATACACTAACTAATTATGATAAAGGTAATCTATGTTTGATATTTGATATTGATCATTTAGGATGGATCTATAAACCAATTAATTAAATTAGTTTAATAAAATCAAAAAATTTATCCTATTATTTAATAATGTCAGAAATATTAGATTCAAATATTAATTTAGAGTCATTATTAAATAATATTAAACAAAAAACACTGGTTTTTGTTAATCAAACTTTTCAATTAGAAATTAATTATGTAATTAATGATTTTTTCCCAAATTTAAATACTATTGATAAAAAAGTATTATATATATTAGTTGGTTTTATTGTTGATATAATTTCATTTAAATATGGTTTTAAAAATACAGAACCATATTATTATCAATGGAAACAAAATAATTATAGAGATTTGAAAGGAGTCATATTATTATTATTACCATTTATTGATGATAAAAATGATAGTTATTTACTTAAAAAAATAACTGATTTAAATCAACTTATTTATTCATCAAAAACTGATTCTAATCCTAAAATTATTCCAAATAGTATACTTAAATTAGTAAGAGAAGATATATTAGGCTCTTATTTTGAATATGGTAATATGGGTATCAGTTTAATTCCTAATAAAACTGAAAATTTAGATTCTTTACTTAATTTATATCCTGATGAAGAAAAAATTATTTATAAATTATTACATTATAATTTAATAGGATTATTACAAACATTAGAAATAATAAATGGTAAAAGTTATATAAATTGGGTAAATATAGTACCATTAAATTTACAAAATTATATTACATCTGAAATATTTAATCAAACAAAAGTAAAATTATATGAATTACACTTAAATCTAGTAAAAAAGAATCCCCAAAATATAAAACAAACTCTAATAAATAATATGACATATTATTCTGGTTTATGGTTTGGTGATATTTATAATGTACTAAGAATTAAATTATACGAAGAGGCAAAATCAATTAAATGGTTATTTTTTCCTTATGAAATATTAAATGATAAATTTTATTTATTACAAGGATTAAATAAAATGATTGATGTTAATTCTATTATAAATTCTAATTTTACAAGTTTTGAGGATTTAGATATAACTAAACAATATAAGTTTGAAAAAAAAATAATAGATATAATTACTACACTTGAATCTAAAAATAGTATAACTGGAGATTATGATGTAGATATTGAAGTACTTAAGTATACTTTTATTTATTTAATATCCAATTATTTAGATTCAAGTGCAATAACTGGAGTATTAAATAAATTTAAGTTATCAAAATCAGATGAAGATCAAAATGATGAAGAATTTATTAAAGAAGATATAATAGTAATTAATCAAATAGAATCAGAAGATATTATTAATTGTTTAAAATTAATAAATTCTACATATATTAAAGATTTATGGAATTATATTAAATATGTTATTGAAGAACTTTCAATAACATCTTATTATAAATATTTAATAGATGATGATAATAAAATAAGATTAACTTATTATTATGAACCATATAATATAGAATTTAAAAATTCAACTGAATTTATTAGTAAAGCTAAAAATCAAATTAACATTAAAAATATTTATAATATTGCAAAATCATTAAGTCATAATAATATAGATGAATGGTTATTACTTGAACAAAATTATATTTCATTAAATTATAAAAATAAAATTGATTTTTATATAAAATTCTATAATAGAGGTAAATCTTGGTTAAATTTAAGAAGAAATCTAAAAAGACAATTTAAAAATATACCCTATGATTATGATACAGAATTAAATAATATAATAAAGGCTTTTAAGACTATTTCTATTAACTTAGTTTTTGAAGAACTTATTACAAATGGTATATTAAATAAATTTATATTAAATAAAGAGATTACTGATAAAATGTTATTACCCAAAGATACAAATGTAATGAAAACAAAAAGAATTGAGTTAATTAAAAAACATTTTAATAAAAATAAAGAAGAATGGCTTGAATCATATTATTATTTAACTAATGATAAATTTAAAAATTTAAATAAAATACGCCTAGATAAAAGAAGAATTATTGATCAAAGAGATAAATATGATGAATTTAGTTATTTTGATATTATATCAAAAGATCATGAATGGCCTGTATTTTATGCAATGGATTGGATTAGTCAAATAAGTTTTTTTCAACATTATATTTATCATCAAGTTCTTTATGTAACTGGTGCAACTGGTCAAGGAAAATCAACACAAGTTCCAAAATTATTATTATATGCTTTAAAGGCTATAGATTATAAATCAAATGGTAAAGTAATTTGTACTCAACCACGTATAACACCAACAATACAAAATGCAACACGTATAGCATATGAACTAGGTTTACCAATTGAACAATCTTGTAATAGTTCTCAATTCAAAATGAAAACTAATAATTATTGGGTTCAATTTAAACATCAAAAAGATTCACATATTAATAAGAAAAAATTACATAGTTTTTTAAGAATAGTAACTGATGGAACATTATTAGAAGAAATGAAATCAAATGTAACTTTATTTCAAAAAATAAATATAAATAATAAAACTAAGTATATAAATAAAAATATATATGATATTATAATTGTTGATGAGGCACACGAACATAATATTAATATGGATATTATAATCACATTAGCTAAACAAGCATGTTATTTAAATAATAGGGTAAAACTAGTAGTAGTATCTGCAACTATGGATGATGATGAACCAATTTATCGTAGATATTTTTCAATTATAAATGATAAATTAATGTATCCAATTAAAAGTGAATTGATTATTCATCCAATAATTCCAAATATAATCAACTTTATGCCAAATCCAATATTTATGGATAGAAGATATCATATTTCACCTCCTGGAGAAACAACACAATATAGAGTAAATGAAATTTATCTAGATTCAGATTTATCTATATCTAATAATGAAAAACAAGTTGCACAAGAAGCACAGCAATTAGGATATAAAAAAATATTAGATATATGTTCTACTACCTCATATGGTGAAATTTTATTTTTTGCAAATGGTAAAAAAGAAATTCTAGATGCAGTAGAACATCTAAATACTTATTTACCTCCTGATACTATTGCTTTACCCTTTTTCTCAGAATTAAATGAAGTCTATCAAACTATTATTGCTAAAATTGATATCAAAATTAATGAAATTAAAAATAAAAAAGAAAATATTCATCTAGAATGGAATGATAAATATATAGAAGATCTATCAGTTCCTCAAGGTTTGTATAAAAGAGCCGTAATTATTGCTACAAATGTTGCAGAAGCATCTATTACTATTCCTAGATTAACATATGTAATTGATAATGGTTATGCAAAAGTAAATAAATATAAACCAGAAATAAATACTGCAGTATTAGAAATTGAAAAAATATCAGAAGCTAGTAGATTACAAAGAAAAGGTCGTGTTGGAAGAATAGGAGATGGTACAGTTTATTATATGTATAAAAAATTTGCAAGAAAAATGATTAAACCTAAATATAAAATAACTCAAGAAGATTTATCTTTAACAATATTAAGTTTAATTGCAAGTAAAGAATTAGCTGATTTATCTATTAATGATAAAGAAAATATTAATAAATTATACTTATATCCAGATGCAAATCCTAATTTAAAAAAATTTAACACAAAAAATTTTAATAATAATTCTTATTGTGTTAAATCTGGGTTGATTGATATATATAATGAAAATTATAAAGTACCATATAATATACTTAATACTATAGACAAATATTATGAAAATCAATCTTTTGATTTAACCATGGATATATTTAATAATGGACAACTTATTAATAATATATTAGATAAGTGTGGAATTTTTTATTTAATACATCCTTTTGAAAATTTATTAAAAAGAAATATTCTTAATACTATATTATTATATGATAATCGTAAGTCTAAGGTAATACCAAATTATGCTTATAAATTTATATTAAATTTTTTATATAATAAAAATCTTTTAATTGATTATAATGGAAATGATCTATATCAATATGTAACAAATATAAGTAATACTCAGTATAATTTTGTAAAAACTGAATTAGCAATTAGGATTGAATCTGTTGTAACTGAATTAAAAACAAATATATCAGATGCAATTACTTTAATAACCGCTTCAGCGATGGGTTGTTTTGATGAAGTAAATGAAGTAAAAATATTTTTAGAATTAATTGGTTATTCTATGAAAAGTTTAATAAATACAAATATAAAATGGAGTTATTTTAAACAAACATATAGTAGAAATATAAAATCTGATATTATGTTTATTTATACATTAATTCAAAAAATTAAACAAAGATTTTCTAATTTGTTAGTATTTAATATTACTTCAAATGCAATACAAGTCATATTAAATAATCATTGTGAAAATATATTAAATACTTTTAAACAATTAAAAAAAAAATATAATGAACCTCCTGAGTATTTTAATACTATATTATGGAATAATTTATCAGCTTTAAAAAATAATGGAACCTTAAAACAAGATTACAAAAAAGTTATTTTAGCAGATTCAGTTACATATTCTTTCATAAAGAACAATATTGAAATACATAAAAATGAAATAACTAATTGGTGTAATAAAAACTTATTTAATGAACATGTAATTATTGGATTTATAAGTAAATATGGTGAATATATATTATCTAAATTTTATTTAGAAAATAAAAAAATATTTGAATGGACTACTAGTTTTAATTCTAATTTTACTAAACAGTTAACTGAAGCAACTATGGATGAAAAAATAATAAGATCTTTTATTTATGGAAGACCTACACAATTTACTTATTCTAAAGATGATAAAGGTACTTTTATAACTTTAATAAATTTTAATCATTATGTTGTTACTTTTGCAAAATCAAAATTTAAAAATGAAAATGAAACTTTAACAAATCTATCAAATGAATTAACATTTTATCTTAGTTTTACTAATGGTTCTGAACCAGATAGCAAAGTTGTGAATGTTAATATATTAAGTCAAACTGAAACTAGTTGGTTACTACCAGCATTACCTTTATTAATAAATCCAATTTTAATACCAGATATAATTATGAGTAGTGGTATTTATGATAATAATAATAATATTGATTTTTTTTATTCTTCTTTTTTACAAAGATTTAGAAGAGAAATAATAAATGGTTGGAATCAAAATATATTAGTATGGAATTCTAAAGAAATGCCAATACTTAATGGATTTTATAAATCTATTTATAAATCCATATCAAGTACATTAAAAAATTGAAATTATAATTATATAACTAAAACTGTAATTTATAAATGGCTCAAACATTAAAACTTAATATTATCTGTCAAAAATTTTTAACTAAAACTTTAATTTTAAAATCAACTGGATTTTTTATAAATTATAATAATTATAATTATGGAATTAGTATTCATCATTTCTTACCAATTAATAATATTATAATTGATGAAACTAAACAAGATGTTGATATTATAATTAATTCTGTATGGAGTGAAATTTTAGTTTTTAGTCCAAAAGAAATTGATATAAGTTCTTATATTATTCATACACAATTCCAAAAAAAACTTCCAAAAATAAATGATGAAGTTATTATAAATTTACTTGAAAATGATAGAATCCTTTTTCAAATATTAGGTTATGAATTCTTACCTTATGATAATATAAATACTGATCATAATATTATTTACATTAAAGCTATTGTCATTACTGATAATAGTAAACTCGCAGGATTATCAGGTTCGCCTGTGTATTTAAATAATAAAATTATTGGAATCTTTTCAAAATTTAATAAAATTGATAATACTATTTTAATTATTCCTATTTATATTCTTATTAAACATTTGCAAAAAAAAGATAATAATCATATTTATAAATTTTCAATTAAACCAAAAAAAATTAATACATATTATGTAAAAGAAAATGATCAAATATATCATCCTACACTTAAAATTTATATTCCACTTAATACATATTTATTATTAGAAGGTGATGAAAACTTTAATTGTTTAATTCAGACTGATATTGAAACTTCATATTCTGATACAATAATTAATACTGAATTAGATGATAAATTATATAATAATTTAATTAAAAAAACAAATTCAAACTATTTAATAACACCAAGATTATTGGTGTTATTAAATAAAATTTATGATACTAGAATAGTAATGCATATTATTATGCTTATTAATAATATATCAACTAGTGATAAAACTAGTGATAAATCATTATGGTTACTTTTTAATGATAAGCGATTTAATGTTATAGCAGAATATAATTAAAATACTTTATTTCTACTTCTTTTAATTATATTCTTTTCTTGATTACTTAATTTATGTCCCATTTTTGATATCATTTCCATATCATCCATTTTATATGAATTATAATTTAACTTGTCTGTATCTGTTTGTGAAATTGTATAAGAAACCTTTTCTTCCAAAAAATCTAATAATTTATTAATACAGTTATCAGATACTAAATTTAAATTAATAAATAAACCATTTCTATTTGATGAAAAATTAGTACCAATATCTTCAAGTATTATATTATAGACATTAATATAATCAGACTTATCTTTAAGTTTTTCTATCTTAGAAACTGTTTTCTTTCTGGATTCAGTATTAAATTTTCTTGAATTTTTATGTTCCATTAATTAACAAAATAATTTAGATATTTAATTAAGCGAAATAAATTAAAGATGTTCGTTTGAATTTTTTTAAGTTATGCAAAATAACAATCTGTTAGTGGAAACTTGTCATCATTATCTTTAAAATTTGGTATAAATTTTAATCGTTGTATTGGAGTACATATATTCATCTTATTTTTAATTGCATCAGATATAAATTTAGCATCACACTCACTAATATTAATAGATGTGTCATTAACATCAAACATCTTAAAATCTCCTTGGGTATGAGTTAATATTCCTGATGAAATAGCTTCATTAATTCCAATATGAGTAATATCTGTAATTTTAATCCAGTTATTTACATGATCATTTATTTTACTGAGATTATTATAAAATATACGATTAACATTATATTTTGGATGTTGTACACGAATTATATAAATTATTTTTTTATTATTTTTTGATTTAACACAATATTTATTATTAAATATTTTTGACCTAAACCTAAATATATTGGCTGTTAGTTCAGTACAATATCGTGAAGCTGTATCAATTATTGATCTATCAGATGTATCGCGGGTTCCATAGAATAATTCATACTTTAAAGTTGTTGAATTTAAACCTAATAAAATTGTTTGAATTGAACCGTTTTTTGACTGATACTCATTATTAATAACAATTACCCCTGCTTCATCATACTCAACTCTAATAGGCTCAGTTTGTTTTACCCTTGAAATAGACTCAGTTTGTTTTA